AATCCTACACCGATAAAAGAATTAGGGGATGATATTACTATTGAACAAGATGAACTTTATAATCTAATAGGTTCTCCTATTAATAATTTATATTATTTAACAGAAGAAGATGATGATTATTATTATATAAAAGATATTTATGATGTATTAATGAATATGGTATCAAATAATGATTTAAAAATATTGGAACAAGATGGATATACTTATAATATTCATCCCGATTTTAAAATGGCAATTGGTTTTCCAGAAGATTATAATAATTCTATTGTTTTTATTTTCGATTGGGAATTTCTTAAAAAAACAATAGAATTATTATAATGAAAACATTTAAAAAATATAACGAATCTCTAAGAGATAAGATGAAACCTAAATCTTATGATGATATAGTTAAATTATTTTTAAAAACATTAGATACATTTGTATTAAATAATATCGTTGATGGATTTTTAGTTAAAGATCATTTACCACAAAAGGTAAAAGATAAATTAGTAGATATGTGTGATAAAATGAATTCTAATCCCAAAGATGTATACTATATAAATGATGGAGAAAGTATTTATAATAGTTTTTTCGATTTTCTTAAAGATAGTATGGATAATCAAGAACCATTAATAATATACAGAGGTAATAATTTTTATGATCATATTTACACAAACTTAAAAATAACTTATAGTGCAGACTCACAATATAATTTAGGGATATTGTATTTTAATTTACCATACCTTAAAAAAACATTAGAATCACATTTATGAAAACCATATTATATGTAGATGATGACTTAAATAGTTTATTATTAGTTAAAGAACAACTAAAATATATTAATCCTAATATTAAAGTTATAACAGAAAGTAGAGGTGAAGATGCTTTAAAAACATTTAATAATTATAGTAACGAAATTGATTTAGTCATATCTGATATTCAGATACCTAATATAAATGGTTATGATATATTATTAACTATTAAGAAAATTAAACCTAAAACACCTGTAATAATGATATCAGCAAGTAGAGGTGTCAGAGAAAATGACTATGTGATTAAAAAATTAGGAGCATCAGAATATTTTATTAAACCAATGTCTAAAGAAACATTATCAAAAGTTATAGAAAAATATTAATTTGTATATAAATTATTAATATATCCATCAACCAAACTATTTATTAATAATTCAAACATATCCAAGTCCATTAAATCATCATTTGTTAATCCTGGGGTTTGTATTGTGTAAAATTTGAGTGGAGTAACAACATAAACCAATTCATCATAATTATCATCATCAATTTCTCTAACATCAAAATCATTTTCACCATCTACATCTTTCACATTAACACCTACTATTATTAATTCATCTTCATCTAACATAGTATATATTTCATTATCATCGAATAATGGAATTCCTTCTAATAATTCATCCCCATCCATAATAAAAAGATGGGGTATTTTATCAGATACAACAACGCAACCAAAAGAATTTAATTTACTGAAATCAAAACCAATATCCATCATAAGTTTGATTGTTTTTATATTATATATAAAACCTTTTTTATCCCGATATTACTGTTTTCAAATCCAAAATGTAGTTAACTAAGTGAATAAGAGGGTCTAACGTATCATTCAACGTTTCATTATATTCTTTCTGTTTTTTAAGAATTAATGCACCCTTGTCTATAATTGTCTGAACGTGACGCTCTTTCAAGTATTCGAAAAACGGTCTCGATAAATATTTAAATGCTTCATCAAATGTTATAAAGTAATTATTCATAACATAATCATAATTCATCATAGGGTTTGTATTACCATCCATTATAAATTCATATAAATCGTCTTTTGTTGATCCGTATTCAGTAGTAATAATTGATGTATCATTAGTTTTAATTATTACTTGTAATAAATTTATAGATGATCTTAAATCTGGATAATTTTTCTTTACTATGTTTTCAAATGGTTCAGTTTCTTTATATAATTCGAATCCTTCTCTTTTTGCAATTGCTCTAAGATAATTAACTTGTTTATTAAACAAAAATTCTCTTTCTTTTGAATCAATAGAATCAAATGGAACTGTATAGAATCTTGAACGAAGTTCATCATGAATTTTATCAATGTGATTTGTAGTAAATATAAATCTAGCAAATGGGTATTCTTCCATAAAACTTTTTAATCCATCTTGTAATTGTCTGGATGCATTATCAAATTCGTCAATAAAAACTAATTTAGTAGTATCCTTTTGTGATAAATCTAAAGATTTAAAATGACTTTCTATTTTACCAGCTAATATTTCTACACCCAATTTACCATTAAGTACCAACGAGTTATATTCTTTAGCTAATATTCTAGCAAGAGATGTTTTACCTGTACCTGATGTACCATAAAATATCATATTTGTTTCTATACCATTTTCAACCAATTTAGCAATTCTTGGAATAAGAATTGTTTGTTTTAATGATTGTGGTCTGTATTTTTCCCAAAATATTAATTCTTTTATACTCATAATTATTTATTTATTTGTTCTATTATATTAATGCTGCCTTTTTCAAGATAATAATATTGTAAAAAGGTTGAAAATTTTTCTAAATCCTTATTCACATATATTTTACCTTTTGATTTATGTATTATCTTTTGTATCTTAAATAATCTTAATTGTTTGGAAACTTCATCAAAAATATTCATATCATTATCTTCGTATAATAATTTTAACACACCAATACCACAATTAAAATTTATTTTATAAATAGCAAAATTATCTATTTTCGAATAACCTACTAACTCAGATGTCATCTGATATAAATCTTCTGGTATCTTTTTATCAGTACACCATTTAAAAACTATATGATTCAATTTTCATCTATTCTTTTTTTGATACATAAATCATCTAAATCTATATTATCTTTTATTTTTTCAATTTTTTTACTTCTCCTATATAGTGTTTCTTCTACGAAAATTTCTATCCAAGCTCCTCTTGTACCATTGTCAGGTTTTCTTTTTAACATATTAATAGTATTTTTAACATGAGAATCCTTCATATCTTTAATCATAATTTCTGTATGATCTTTCATAGTCCAAATTAAATCACGACCCGATTCTTTATACTCATACAACACATAATCATGTGCTGCTTTTTCTAAATCACTTAATGATATTTTATTTGACATTACTTCAATATTATTTTAACCCCAAAACGAATCTAAATCAGTAGATATTTCTACATTTACTTCTGTTTCACTATTTAATCTTTCTTTTATTATTTCACAATATTCTTCACTAATTTCACTACCTATCCAATTTCTGTTATTAATAATACTCATTTTAGCAACTGTTCCACTCCCCATAAAAGGATCATAAATTAAATCACCTTCATTACTCCAACTTATTATATGGTCATTAGCTAATTGTTCAGGGAATACTGCGGGATGTTTGCTTGCAATTTTATCATTAGCACCACCTGCAGCAAAAAATCTCCATACATTTCTTTTTAACCTTGTTTCACTATCTTTAGAATACCCATAATCAACCGAATTATCTTTGTTTTTACCAAATGCTTTCTTTTTTCTACTATCTGGATATTCTCTCGGTTCACGTAACCCATTAAATGTGTTGGGTTTTCCTTTACTCCAAACAAACATATATTCAAAATTTTGTTCATATCTATTATGTGTTAGTGGTGGTGTACTCTTTTGATATATCATTGTGTCGTGTAAATTAAATCCACAATCCATTGCATGTAAAGCTTGTCTGAAACTTGTACCTGTTTCGCTACCTTTTTGTGTCGCATCACCTACAACCCACACAACTACACCACCTTCTTTAGTTACTCTATAAAGTTCTTTTATTGTATTCTGCCAATCCATTGTAAATCCCTTATACATTCTAAGATTATCATATGGTGGTGATGTAATAGTTAAATCTAAAAAATCATCATTCATTCTTGACATTGTTTCTAAACAATTTTCATTATACGTTTTGTTTATTTCCATTTTATTTTTATTTTTTACACTTTTACATTTTTATATATAAAATAAAAACAGTTTTGTTTATGAAATTAAATGAATATAAGACAATTAAAATATCTCCATTATTACATAATGAATTAAAGATATATTGTGTAACAAACGGTTATAAATTAAATGAATGGATTGAAAAACAACTTAAAGAAACAATAAATATTATAAATGAAGAGGAAAACAACTAAAGAATTTATAATTGATGCTAAGAAAGTACATGGTGAAAAATATGATTATTCTTTAGTTGAATATGTTAATTCTACAACAAATGTTAAAATCATATGTTATAAACACGGCATATTTGAACAATTACCAAATAATCATTTACACCAACACGGGTGTCAAACTTGTGTTGGATTAAAAAAGAATACAATTGAAACATTTATAGAAAAATCTAATAAAATGCATAATAATAAATATGATTATTCTTTAGTTAAATATATTAATATTCATACACCTGTTAAAATATTATGTCCTGTTCATGGTGTATTTGAACAAAAACCAAAAATACATTTAAATAAAAAAGGTTGTTATCAATGTGGAAATGAAATATTACGAAAAACCACCGAACAATTTATTAAAGATACTAAAATTATACACGGTGATAAATATGACTATTCATTATCAAAGTATATAACATCTAAAGATAATATTAAAATAATATGTAAAGAACATGGTATTTTTAAACAAACACCATCTAACCATTTATTAAATCATGGGTGTCCTATGTGTAATGAAAGTAAAGGTGAAATGAAAATTACAAAAATATTAAAATCATATAATATATTACATAAAAAACAAAAAAGTTTTCCTAAATGTAAATATAAACAAATATTACATTTTGATTTTTATTTACCTAATTATAATTTATGTATTGAATTTGATGGTGAACAACATTTCAAAATTAAAAAATATTGGGGTGGGGAAAAAGAATTTTTAGAACAACAAAAAAGAGATAATATAAAAACCAATTATTGTAAAAATAATAACATAAATCTTTTAAGAATTAAATACAATGAAAATATAGAAGAAAAATTAAATTCTATTTTAAAAGTTTAACTGCATCAGTTATATATTTAGGGATTAAATTATAATTATATTTCATCAAATCACTAAAAGAACTGTCTAATACATATGTTTCAGCATGGTCGTTTTCATGTCGTATTGATCTACCACATGCTTGAATAAAATCTATACAAGTTTTCCAACGATACCAATCTTTGTTATCTTTTTGTCTTTTCTTTATCTTTTTAGATTTAATATTAGGGTATGGGATTTTTAATATAATTTGAAATCTACTTGAATCATCTTTTAAATCAACCCCGTTCATAAAACTAGGGCTAACTATTATTGTCGGATCAGTTGACATAAGATGTTTATTTAATACTTCATTTCTATCTTCTGAATTATGGAATAATAATCTACCTTTTTCACCATAATATTCTTTTAACCAACCAGAAATTTCATAATTACCACAGTGAATAATACCCTTTTTATCATTATTCCTTTTTAATATCTTATCAATATATTTTATTTGTTTTTTAAATGTTTCGTGTTTTTCTTTAAAAGTCATTTTCCCTACTTTAACATAATATATTGGTCTATTTTTAATTGGGAAAGGTGTATCAACCTCATAATAAGAGGATAACTTAGGTTCTAACCCATTTATATAAGCAAACATATTCTTCTCTAATATCGTACCTGACATTAATATAACGTGGTCATATTTATCCCAAATTGTTTCTTTAAGATATTTATGTGACCAAACAGGTTGAACAACATAATCATGTGTGAATTGTTTATCTTTTGGGTTCATCTCTACATCCATAACCCAATTATCTTCATTTTCTTTATAATCAGATAAAAAAGATTCATAATTGAATTTAGCACTTTTTATATTTGTTATATTCTTAGTATATCTTAATTTATCCCCTTGTGACATTGATGGATTAGTTAATCTTGATTCTAATGAAGATAATAGATTATCTAATTTATGTAAAAAGATATTAGTTACATAATCCACAAATTCATCAATTGTAGATACTCTTGTTTTTAATTCTCTTGATACGTTAATTATATTAACATCATTGAATCCCATAAATTTCAACGATCTCTTTGATATTTTCATTGATATAAAATCACAAAGAACTGATTCAAAATCATGAGCTTCGTCAATTATTAATACGTTAGGTTCTTTAGCTACAATTACTTCTGGTAAAAATAAATTCATTGTATCAAATAAATGAAAATTTGTCATAGATACAGAATTAGCTCTCCATGATTGAAAATCTCTATCATAAGGACAATCACTACAACTCTTTTTTAATGCTTTATTCATTTCCTTTCCTTCTTGACAAGATGAATCAGGATAACTATTACACCTATAAGCATTCCTACCTTTTAAATTTGATATAAAAGGAAACTCGTTAATGTATTGATTTTGAAGTAGTTTGGTGTTTGTTAAGATGTCAAATTTAGCATCTTTGTTGATATAGTTCTTATACCAATTAATAAACATAACTCCCCAAAAACTTTTACCTACACCCGTAGGCATATTTAACATAACATATTTCTTACCTCTTCTTATTTGATGTTTAGTGAATTCTAAAGCGTCTATTTGGAGTTGTCGGGGTTCATATTTTAATTTATGATAGAGTTTAACATCTTGTTTATACATTAAAAATTAATTCGATTTTATTATTATATACACATCTGTACCAATAGTTTTTATATTTCTGATTTTAATATATAATCTTATGAAATATCTTAATACATATGAATCTTTAAGAGATAAAATGACACCAGTATCAGACGAACAACTAAGAAATAAAATGGGTGAAGAAAGATATACTACATATAAAAAATTATTAGATCTCCAAGAAACATTAAATAAAAGACCATTTGGATATAGTAATATCAGTAAAGAATATGATAAAAGTCCAATGTTTTTAAATATTCAAACTGAATTGGACAATTTTAATATTAAATTCACTAATGGTAAATATATTTTTTATTCTGTTTTTGCTATGAGTGACTTTAAACTAGATACAAAAGAAAAAGTTATAAGTAAAATGAAACAACTTACAATAGATGCATTGGATTCTTATACTGAACATAGAATGGAAGATATAGATAAAATATACAAAGATATAAAAGAAATGAAAGAAGAAATGTCTTATATAAATAAGAATTATTAAATATAAAAGTTTATTTCATATCCATTTTTAATATATAAAAATAAAAATAAGACATTTATCATGGTTGTTAAAAAATATGCAGATGGTACATATAATATATTTTATGAAGTAGGAGATTTCGTAAAAATAAAAGATGTTACCAAATACGGTCAAACCGATAACGAAAACGCAGAAATGTGGGGAGAAATATTAAAAGTTGAAGGTAAACCTATAACAGCCAAACTTATAATAAATACCGAAAATGGTCAAGTTAGCGAATATGTATTCAACGTATTACCCGTAAATGAAGAAGGTGTAGCACTTTCAGAAGAAGAAATACTAGCTAATGAAACAGTCACAGAAAAGAAAAAAGTACACATAGATTATAGAAAGGTTATAAAATTCGAAGATTTTTAATAAAATGAGTATTAGTAAAACTGGAGGTAGATTCCAAGGTGTCAGAAATTTTCAAGTAACTGGTAAAGATAGTAATTATTTATTACTCCTTACTAAGTACTTTGATAATGTGCAAAATAAAATGAAAGATTTATTACAATCTAAAAAGAACATGACTCAAAAACAGTCTAATAGTTTTATGAATAAAATGTTCAATTTAGACAATAAAAGAATGAAAAATTTAAAGACAGAAGTAGCTGAAGCTTACGCTGCTGGCATATCTATTAAAGATTGTGCTCAACAAATAATAGATAATTATTACAATATCACAAAGGTTAATCAATATAAAACACCAATGGAACAAGAAGAAGTAACAGAAGTGTCAGAAAAAGTTACTACATCATTTTATCATTTTAAACAAGTTTCTTCATCTTTATTTTGGAATTTTATTCAACGTGTAAATAAATTAGATATTAAATTTATTTTTGACACATCCTATATAAACAAAATGGATAATACTTTAAATCACGGAGATTTTACATTATATATGGAAACACCAGAAGTAAAAGATAAAGATGTAGAATACGAATTCACTTACAGTAAATTATTATCAAGTATATTAAAAGTTATTGATTCAAATAAACATGAAGGTGACGGAATTAAATTTTTTATAGCAATAGATAAGAATCAACAAATGAGATTTGGATATATTCTTAACGAAAAAAGATATACATTTGGTGGGTTTAAATATCAATCAAGTGATATTTTTAAATTAGAACCATATATAGTTGCATCAAATGGTGATATAGATTTTAAACAATTAAGTATTAAATTTAAATCTTCAATGCAATATATGTGGTATTATAGAAGTGTCTTAAAAGTTTACTTAGAAAATTATAATGATATAAATATCTATATATCAGTAATTAATAATAAACTTGCTTTAGTTGTAGAATCATCAGGAAATGAAGATGTTCTCAATAAAAAGTATATTGAACACATATTACAAACTAACATAGGTGATAGATTAAAGAAAGAAGATTTCTATGTTAATGACATTCAATATAAAGGAAAGACACATTATTACATTATTATAAAGTAATAAGTTATATTGTGACTTGCTTATTTTATATATAATCGTAAATAAAAAACCAATTTTTATAAATGGCAACAACATCCCAAAAGAATTCTTTTGTAACAATAGCAGAACAAATTTCTCTATTGAATTTAAATGCATCAGAAATAATAGCAAGGTTGAATGATGTAGTTACTGCACAAGATTCATCCATAAATATTACCCAACTCGATGAAGAAGGGAATGAAACGACTTATGCTGTACCAACTGTTGGTAAATTACAATCAGATATAAACGCAGCTAACGAAAATATTAAAAGATTAGCAGGAATGAATGACAATAATGTTCATGTTATTGATGGTCAATCTACTAAAAAAATATATTTGTCTGATTTAAACAGAGAACCTAATAAAATAGATAATTTAGAAGTTATTTCTACATTTAGATCAACAAACAACTGGTTTTTTGAATCATTAATGAACCCTACATTATCAGCCGTATTTGATGTAACTTCAAAAGTTGGTTCAGATGTGGATGGTGTTATATCAAGAAGATATATTGTTGATTTTGAAAAAGATGAAA